CTCCCACACCAAGGCGCATGCTATTATACAGTTACCTAAAGATGTGTTGATATCTCCGCTTGCTCTTGTTGCTTCAATTATGAATTCCACATAACCATCGTCGTTATACGACCTACCGTGGTTCACTAACTGGAGATTGAGAAGTTGCTGTAGCCATTTATTTTTGAAAATCATGTTGTACACCGAATGTTCGTATACGAGGGCTTCATATGAGACATGTGCGTCCCATTTCGTAGCGTCTAATCCTACAGCCACAGGATCATCAAAAAGGTCCCACTTGCTCTTAATCACTCTAGCGCTTTCGTAGCAGTTTAATCCTTTGATGATGGTGTGGTCAGTTCTACCGCCCCATACATGATTGATGGCTTTATAGACATCCTTCTCTATCTTCTTTAGAAATCTCGCGATTTCAAGGTTATACCTCGGCGTACGTGGATTAATAATCCGCGGCGCCTTGGACAGGTCCTGTTTCTCCATTTTAGGGAACTGCTTAATTTTTGCATCTGATTTATTAAGCGGTGTTCGGCACAAACTAATCATTGCGCTGCGATAGATTCGTTGCTTGGGACCAGTGTATAGTGCCACTGTTTGGACATCTGATAACACGGTCGCAACTGGGCGAACCAACTCGGCAACTGCATGACTGAAGCGCGTTAACAACGCCGTCTTGTAGCTCCCTGGACCTGGATTGAGCGGTGGTTGAAACCCTTCGGGGGTTTTAACCATGAAATAGCGTTCCAACAACGCTCGCTCTACGGTGTGAACTGTATTATTATACACCCCTAAGTTCGAAGCGGGTGTGGTGCCGGAGACGACTAGATATCGTCTCCGGCGTGTGGGCTGCCCATTGAACACAACGTTCAAGAGCCGGGGAGGCAGATCCTTATTCCACTCACTAGCTGGCATAAACATAATTCCGGAGGAGTCTAGCTCCTCATCTGTTAGTGTGTGTAAAGTATCTACGCCTTGGTGTACAATTGGGCGCCCTCAAAAGTCGAAGGTGGCGGTGGTGTCGCGAAACAACCACCGGCACAATCGACCCTTTCGTGCTGCCCGTGCTCTCCAATCTGGGAGAGCATCGTGCACCGAATCCTCGAAGAAACAACGTTCGATGTACAGCAAATGCACAGATGCGTCCATATCACGTACACCCCAAGAGCGCATAATCTTCGCGGCTTCCCTACGTACCAGTTCTACGTTCCCTGGTACAGCCCTATCTTTAGCCCCTAACCCTAGCTTACACCGTAAAGCTACTACTACCTGTGCAACAAACCGTGGTTGCACCCTAGTTCTCCTGACATGGTCCTCGACGCCGACGATTGCGCCAACATTATTCGTAATAATCGTTTCAGGGGGGTTCAACTGGGCTAAAGCTTCGCCATGCTCACCAACATCCGTATTTTTGACGATTAAAAGCTCGTCTTGGACACTCTGCACAACCTGCATGTCCTCTTCGATGTCCTCCACAACATCATCCGGAATACATATGGTGAACAGGCGATAGAAGGCATCAGCTACCCAACCCATAGATAGCTTCACGCGCCTCCGCCTGACATTCACAGCAGGAGTCATACCTGGTATGACTACTGTCTGTTTGGGGTTGACATTCTTGGCTTCAATTGATAAAGGGGTAGGTGGAGGAACACCCTTTAGCTGTGATGGTGATTTTACCATCGCCAATGGCCGTTTGCTGGAAGTTACAATTTACGCCCCTAAGGTACGCCCAGCCTTCAAACCCGCTTTGCGAGACACCAGAACTACGAAAGCCTTCGCAGTGATATTCAA